CCGATGAAACTTCTGTATGTATATCAACTTTCTGCATCTATTTAACTTTTGTGCTATTAATCCCCGCCTTCGGCAATACCAGAACCGTTATAAGCCATATTAAAAGACGAACCACCCAAAGAACTTTTCTAAATATGGAAGTATTCCTAACCACATTATTAGCTTAAACAAACCTATTCCAATCCATTTACCAGCATTAGCGGATACTACTAAAATTAATAAACCGAAGAAAATACGGCTTATAACAGCACCTAAACAAGATGGCTGTTTTTCGTTTTCAATTGAAGTTTTATCTGTATTCATAAATTCGTTTTTTAATTTAAGTTTCGAGGTATTAATCAGCCACCTCGTTTAGCTGCAAACCGTTGTGTGCAAGGCTACCAGACTACACAATTTTAACCATCTTGTATGTAATGGATTGGTAGTTATCATCAAACCTTGTCAGTCTCCACCCTTTTTCATTTGCCTGTTTTTCTGCAAACTCAAACTCACTATCATTAAGGGTTGGTATTTTATCAATACCGTTGTTTAAGTGGAAACTTCCATCTCCACTTTCTGCACCCATACTAATAATGCCATTAAATTGTGTTATAAAATCATCAACCGTTTCGTAATTGACTTTTTCTTTCTTTAGTTTGATATTTTTTGCATCAATAAATTCTTTCATTTTCGTTTAATTTACCCGCCCTGCACACAACAATCGGTTTTATGCTATGCCGGACAGTTTGTTTATAATTTAAAGTACCTAAGTGGCACAGCATAAAGCCGTACCGTTATAAGCAAGCTGGCTAACGCACGGGCTTCACACGTCAGCCAGCTTATAACACGGGCTTTGTAAAATAAAGTAGCCCCGCCCGCCTATGGTATAAGAACGCACTCAACTCCAATTTGAGTAGCAAGTTCGTATTCTTCTTTCACACCTTCTTTCACTTCACCAACAAATAGGGCAATGCCATTCAGTCGCTTAATGTTTTGTAGCATCAATAGTCTGCTCATTCCTAAAGTATCGGATGCTCCAAACCATCTAATTTGATTTTCGCCTGAAATTTCATCCAACGCATCTACCACTTCTGTACCAAAGCCTTTTGCAACTACGGTTTCTCTTGGTAAAAAGCAGTGATGTAAAACGGCTGATGGTTCTCCTTCTGCTTTTTCAGAGAAATCAATTAGGCTTTGGTTCTCTAACCAGTTGTCAATCTTCTTGTCAATTTCTGCCATCGTTTGCCCTTTGATGGTGAAGTGAATTGAGGCATCATACTTCTTACTACGTTCTGTTTTTTGTGATTCTTTTTCCATTTTGTGATTTTTTATTTAGTTTAACATTAATAATTTATCTTCCAAGTTGCTACACTTCGCTACTTTACTTCACAAAGCCCGAAACCGTTATAAGCAAGGCGGTGAAAAACCGCCCAGACTTATAACACGGGCTAAGAAGAAATAAAAACAACCCAGCCATCCTGTGTACTAATAAGCCTTTTCGTGTTTATAAGGTCTTGTCTTATTGTATTCCAATTTCAATCTAATATGAGTTTCCAAGTCAATTCCAAATCCTTCGCAAAGGTCAAACAAACGAATTACGGTGTCGGCAATTTCATCTTCAAATGTATCCTTAACATTGTCTTTAAACGCTTGTATTGTAGCTGAATTTTCGTGAAACGGTGTGCTTTGTCTGTCTTGATTAAATTGCACCACATTTGCGAATTTATTTTTTCGGTGTGCCTCCAACGCCTCCGATAATTCACTTACGCAAAGCATTAAAACTTCACCCACATTTTTCGTTTGTTTGTCCTCCCAAAAACCTTTTTTTACATTGTCTTGGTGGATTTCTGTCATCATTTTTTTGATTTCCATTGTAATTGTTTTTTTAGTTTATAAATTCAGAAGCCTTCCCTTCTGTTGTTTTTACTTCTCTTAGCCCGAAAACGTTACAGGCAAGTGTTACCGACCTGCTACGATTTGAAAGTATCTATCTTTTAATGCTCTCAAATAAATATCATTTGGAATACCGTAATTCCCTATTGCCCACATATCGTTAAATTCTACAACGACATTCTCATTATTTTCTAAAACAGCAATATCAACTGTATAAGCACAAGGGAATTTGCCTTTATTATTAGCAATAACCGTCATAGCATATTCATAATTTGGAGAAACTATAAATTCACCAGAGTAATTTCTTGCATCAATAAGTTTGTCATTATGCACATATAAACGCCATTCACTAATAATTTTACTATTGAATACTTCGTAAGCCATTACCTTAGTTTCATTTGGCAAATTGGATAAGCAATAGTATCTCATACCATCAAGAATTAACCCTGTAAAAAGTTTTATCTCAATTGGTTTAATAAATAACTTACTACCATTTGCAACTCTTTTATGAGCATCTTCAAGTGTAATTACCTCACAATCTCTATTTGAGTTAATTGGCAATCTGACATCATTTAAACCTATCCTTTTGAAAACTTCTCTCATAAATTCAGTTGAACCTACAAATAAGTTTTTCTTAATGAGCATATCAAACTTACCACTTGCAACTTCTTCAAAAGATGTTAAGCGATAATCCATAGCGTTATCAATTGCACCATATAATGCACAAGAGCAATCAAAATGATGCGCTAATGCTCGTTCTGTATTTGACTGTATGTAAATCATAATTTGTTTATTAATCCACACCTGCCTGTAACATCGGTTTGCCAAAAGCTGGGCAGACATGGTAAACTCAGCTTTTGTACCTTTAATCGGCTTTTGTACAAGGGTTCAGCTTTAGTGCTTCTAATCCCAGCCTTCGGCAAGCCGTAGCCGTTAGCGGTAATGCTATTTAGCCACCGTTTCATTTTGCACCCTTACTTCGTGAGATGATTTACCGTTTGATTGTTGGTATGCTGTTTCTACTTTACCCCTGCAATCAGTCCAATAAACAGCGTGTCCTCCATCGGTAAAGCGGTAAATCTTGCACCCATCTTTCTCAAACAGCAATTCCACATTGAAATTTCCGTTACTTGTTTGTTCTTGCTGTTGCCCATCTTTCAAGCATCCTGTAAGCACTACCGCTAACATCGCACTTAACGCAATGGCGGCTTTTGTTCTTAATTTGAAGTTTCTCATTTCTATTTATGTTTATTTGTTAATTAAAATTCTCGTTTCTAAACCGCCACTGCGTAAGTGCGTAGCCGTTATAAAACATTTATTTTTTGCTTTTTGCCAGAGCGCGTTTGACGTATTTAGTAATCGGCTCAATTAGTGACAAAGGCAATCTAAATGATACTGTTTTTGTAGGTTCGCCATATTTATTTTTACGACCTGCATTTAATCTTTTTCCTCCGTGTTTCATATATAATTTTATTTTTTTTCTTGCTTTATATTTGATGCATTTTGTATCTGTAACCAAATATTTTTTTCATAAAACCTTAGAACGCCCAAAACCTCAAATACAGAAAACACATTTATTGTAATTGAATTTTCTCCATCATTTTTTTGTTTTATTATAATTGTTTTTTCCATTTTTATTAGTATATTTGTTCGTTGCCAACCCCGCTTCCTGATTGAACAGCGCGCTCAGGGTTGGCGTTTTCTTTTAATAACTTTATATGTTTTTTAGTTTTAAGGAACATTTCTTTCTCAAACCTTCCCTTCACACTTCTAAAAAAATCACAGCACAATTCAAGGTGCATAATTAAATCTTCATTATTATGCTTCATTGTTTTCTATAATAAAAGAAGTTATTTTTTCCCTTAATTCAATTTCACTCATATTAGACGCAACATCAAAACCTCCTAAATAATTACAAAGCTCTTCGTTAAAAATAAAGGCTATTTCCATTTGGCTTTTTGTTGCTGTTGTTATGTTTAAGTCTTCCATTTAGTTTTTGTTTTAATTGTATGATGTAAAGATACAGCTATATTTTGAATCTGCAAACTTTTTCAAGATTATTTTAGTGTTTTGTTGTAACTAACTGATAATCAAAAAGAATAATTTAGTTAAAAACCAACTAAAAAAAGCAAAAAATAAACGATTTTATAACACGTAATTGGCGCAAGCCTTTCACGTAGGGTTCCTGTTAACGGCCTGTCGCCAATCACGAAACCGTTACGCCACCCTCTTTACTATCAGATACCCCTCCCCATCATTACCTACCGAGAATTTTTTATCCCTATTGTTTCTGTAAAAAGCCTGTACTAGCATCCTCATTTTAGCGGCTTTCTTTGTTTCGTACACTCCATCATAAAAACACTCGCCAATCTCTAACGCTGCGAATGGATAAAATGTTCTTGCTGGTCTTCCAACTTTAGGGTATGTTTGTTTTCTTTCCATATATGTATGTTATTTTATATACACAAATATAAGCAAAAATAACCACATAGCAAGTTTATTATAATAAAGATATTAACAACCGAATGTTTACAATTTAATATACTAAACTATTGCTAATATCAAACAAAGTTGTATATTTGTGTATGATTATTAACAAACATAAAACCCAAACAGCATGAAAAACACAGTAGAAATAATAAACATATCCGACATAACGGTATCGTTTAAGGATAGGTTATTTGACCTTAAGACTACCCCACAGGTTGAATTAACCAAACAAGCCCTAAAACATATTACATATAAAACAAATATGTGGGTTTACTCTAATATATGTAAATATGACGGTGTTTTAATTGAGTATAAAACCCAAACAACTGACGAAATAAACAATTTTACTATTCACTTTTTAAACTAACTAACATGAAAAAAGAAGACGAATTACACGAGTATAACGAAAGGCTTACCACAATTAAATCTAATATATATACTAAGCTTTTGGCTTTTCAAAGGCTAAATATATCAGTAAAAAAAGACGGTAAGAATCCGCATTTTAAAAGCAACTACTCAACACTTAATGAGGTTTTAGATAAGGTTAAGAAGCCATTGAATGACTTAGGGGTGGTTATTATATTTGAGCCTCAGATAGACTGCTTAGTTACAATACTATATGATACAGAAAGCGGTACTCAAGTGTCAGGTCAAATGAAGTATGTTGGAACTGAAAACGCACAAAAACTTTTAGCTTGCAATACCTATTTTAGGAGAGGTTCTTTGGTTTCGCTTCTTGGATTAGAAGATGAGGATGACGATGGAAATAAAGCAAGCGAACCAGCAAAGCCAGTAAAACAAAAGCTATCAGACGCAGGTTTTAACACCGCCTTAAAAAGGATTAAAGAAGGTGAGGATATTGTAGATCAAATTAAAAGCAAGTTTGAGCTAACAAAAGAACAGTTAAATGAGTTAAACAAAACACTAGCATAGATATGGAAGCTAAAACACATAAAATACAGGTTAAAAACTATTGTGTAGGTGCTGTAAAGATTGACCAGCAGATAGGCAAAAAGTATTCTGATATTAGAACTAACTTTGGCTCTATTGACTTTACTGGCACTGACGAAGAATTAAGCGAGTTTCTTAAAGATTGCAGAAAAGATGAGAAGTATTTTAAAGTAATAGGTGTAATATGAAACTAATTATTCAGGCTACAATAGAAAATATAAGCACCCGAAACGACAATACCATTAAGGTCGTTTTAGGCACTCAGGAGGTGGACTCCTCAATAGCTGGCAGTTTATTTCAGATGAGGAATAAACTAGCCAAGGTGCTGATTTCTGACACTAACATAACAGACATTGAGTCGGCATTAGTTGATGAGCAAAAGATAAGCGCAAGTAAGAAGCGTTCTAGTTCATCTAGGCTTAGAAATGTTCTATATGTTTATCACGAGCAACAGGGGTTAGATATGGATTTCGAGACATTCTACACCTCTGAGATTGAAAAAATAATAACTCACTACAAAACTAAACTAACATGAAAAAACTAAGCGAATACTTTGGACTTATATGCTTTATGTGCTGTCTTATTATCGGATGGTTATACTACAAAACATCTGTTAAAAACAGCGAACAGATTGAGAAAATAAACCTATACTACGATGTTGAATTACACAAACGAGACAGCGTAAACGAGGCTAACAGGGATTATTATATTCAAGACAGCATTTGGCACGAAGCTGATAGAAAACTAAAAAGATAATTACATTCTAAATGATAGGTAAAAGGGTTTATTTTGAAGAAAATAATAAATGCACTTTTGGTGTCTTATCCCAAGTATGGGATAATGGCTATGTAAAAATAGCATACATAAAAGTTCCAAAATATACCGTTATTTCTGATGCAGGAATATCTAAAGGCCGAGAAATACAATTAGATTTTATATGTGCAACATTTGAAGAAATAAATATCTGTGAAAAAAAATGGTAAAATAGCATTAAAGCAAAAGACGTGTAAAAATTGCAAGGCATTGTTTACCCCTGCAAGGTCTTTTCAAAAGGCTTGTTCTTACAAGTGTGCTATTGAGTTATCTAATGCCTTATCTTGGAAGCTAGAGAGAATAGCAATGAAGGAAAAGTTAAAAACACTTGGGCAATATAAAAATGATGCCCGTGTTTACTTTCAAAAGTGGATAAGAAAAAGAGACGATAAGCTGCCTTGCATAAGCTGTGGTAAGTTTGCAAACAGGTACGATGCAGGGCATTATTTTAAGGCAGAACTTTACTCTGGTTTAATATTTGACGAAGATAATTGCCATAAGCAATGCGTGAGATGCAATAAAGAATTACACGGAAACGAATCTAACTACCGGATAGGGCTTGTAAAGAAGATAGGGTTAATCCGCGTTGAATGGCTCGAAAATAATAAGGACAGACTAAGAATCTACAAGTACACAAAAGAGGAGTTAATTAATATTAAAAACGAATACAAAAATAGATTATGAAAAAGAAACAACCAACCCAAAAAGATGCTATATTAGCACACTTAAAAAAGCACAAAACAATTAAACCATTACAGGCTCTAAGCCTTTACGGGTGCTACCGACTAAGCTCTATAATTAATAGGCTTCGAGAAGATGGCTTTAATATAGCAACCGAGATAAAAGAAGCTAAAGGTAAGTTTGGTAAAACGTCATACGCTGTTTATAAAATAAAGAAATAACATGAGCGCAGAGATAATAACTAACGATGAAATAAGAAGTAGAGGAACTAAATTTGCATCTTTAAACGGCAAGGTTAAGGTTAATGACATTAAATACTACGCATACTGTAAAGGGGCGTTTGATACTAAAGATGATTATAACCAACAAACAGCTTCTTTACAGAAAGAGTTTGAGCAACAAGGTATAAATCTTGGAAAGGAAATTATTGAAAACGAGAGATTACAGAAAGATTATGATGAACTGTTAGGAATTTCCGAACAGTTGGTGATGGCTTTGAAGGCATATAAGCATCACTATGAAGGAGAAAACATTTCATTAAGAGCCTGTACCAACATGGGTGGAGAAGCCCTTGAAGCCTACGAAGTATTAACAACTAAAAACAAAGAAGATATGAAAGAAAACATAATCAATACAATCAAAGACCTTTGTGCTAAATTTCTTTAATATGACCGCAAAGAAGATGAAACGCTATCTATTGAACAACTAAACGATGCTGTCAAGTCGGGCGAAATTACAATAGATGAAATGGTTGATGAGTTCAGGAACAACCTTGCAAATACTTTCAATAAATAATAGATTAAGTTCTTTTTGATATTTGCTTGTTATCTGACAATGCCAGTTGGACTTAAAATCTACGAGGCTGGATAGAATTACAAGCAATGAAGCCACAAGCAAAGGGGAGGTGAGTAGGGTGATATAAAAGCCTATTTGAAAGCCTCCCTTTAGCTGTGGTGATTAATAGTAAACTAAAACAATGAATATGAAACTCAGAAGATTGTTTGGAATAATTTTATTAAGCCTTATAAGTCCTATACTTTATGGAATTATATTATGCAACACTAATGGATTTTGGTTTGGCTTTTTAGTTGGATTATGTACTGAAATTTCACTTATCACTCTTTGTTTATTTGTGTATATGGTGTTTGAATATTTAATTTACGATTGATGCAAATATACTACCACTACACTTTTACTGCGAAGTCTTACGATAGTTGTTATCCCACAGAACATCACGTATAATTTTTGCGCTTTTCTTTACACGAGTTTCGGACAATTCAGGGAAGGCTATATGCAACGCCTCATGTATTAGGGTGTCTAGGTATGATTTAGGTCTTTGGCGTGGGTCTACCTCAATTAAACCGCTAGGGTGAGCCAATCCAACAGCCCCGTGTTTACCTAGTTTTCGCTCTCTAACCTTGGATTTCTTTGCCATTTTGTTTGAATCCTATTTCTGTTATTCTATTTTGAAACTCCTGCACGTTTGGTTGTGATACCTGAAACTCAAATTTATCTCTTATGCTAATCATTATAGAATCGTAAATAGACTGAATTAGCTTACTTTTGCTCGGCTTTTTACTGTGCCGATTAGCCTCATCTATCCCTGCCTCTGTACCAGTTAAAATACACTCGGATAAAATCTCGTATGTTTTAGGTACTAGCATATACAAAAGTGCCTTAGATTACACTATTTTGCCTTTAATTATTATTTGTTGGTGTATAAAGTTCCGTTATACATACAAGTTCCGTTAATTATAATATACGGTGTTGCAAAAAACATGATACCGTTCTTAGTCATAACAAACTCAACATCTATAAACCCGCTTTGCCAGTCAGTCATCTTTGCTGTTGGGATATACTCCACGCTCTCCTTTATTCTAGTGCAACCCATCTCTAGCCAACAGTATGGATTACGCTTGTTTGTTATGTATTTAATGCCAAGCCTATGGCTATGTCCCGATGCGCCACTACCCATATACTCCATAATATTCTTCTCTTGTGCTGATTTTGCCAATGACAAACCATGTACAATATCAAACATATTAAAATATGAGCGTATTGGTGACGGGTCATATTCCATCTTTAGCTTCTTAAGTCCCAACATCTCATCAAAAGATTGAGTGTTGAACTTTTTATACATAACCTGTAGTGTAGCTAATTGAGATTTACTAAGAAGAAAAGGCTTGGTTATTCTCTCATCGTGGTTTCCGATTCTTATAACTATATTGGCTTTTGTGCTTAGTCTAAGGGGTCGCAGTATTTGGTCTCTAGTGTATTCTATTTCTCCTATTTCTGAGTAACCTGATAATATCCCATCTTCATGTAATCTTCTTGCGTGTGCTGAGATATATGGCATATCTACTATATCGCCATTTATACCAACCTCATCAAATTTATTGTCCTTTAGAATGTTGTTTATACACCCTAGTGCTTTCATATCTGCCAACCATCCATGACAGTCGCTAAACCAAAGAGCTTTAAACCTACCTTTATTTAATTTCATTGGTTATCTTTTAAAAATACTAGAAACCCATGCTGATAAATAATTATATCCAAGCCAAAGAATCAAAAAAACTAATGATCCTATAAACCAATACAGGCATGGTTTAGCCCACCAATATTCAATAAACTCCTTTACTGGTCTTACCTCAGTATTACCCTTGTAGGTACTTATTATTCTATCCTTTGTTTCAATTATGGCGCGTAAAGAATCCTCTTTGCACGTAACAGTTAACTTGCCTTTATGAATACTAACGCTTGCCGTTAGGTTCTTTTTTTTCTCTGTGTGTTTAAATGTTATATTGTCCGGTATAACTCCAATAGTATCAAATCCAAATTCAAAAGCCGGAACATAAACCGTATCGCGCTTGTAGATCGTAGTGTCCTTATAAACAATACTGTCGTGTGTTTGTGGTGGGAATTTTCTTTCACATTTACTTTGCGTTACGCACCCTTGAAATACGCTCGCAAACAATAGAATCAGCCCAAATACAAGCCCGTTGTTTTTCATACTCATTGTTTAGTTTTATGATTTGATACTCGTAATTATTAGTACAGTAGTTTGTTGTAACGCAGCCCGAAAATAGAAAGGCTATAAATACGATACTACGCATCTGTCTTAACAGGCTCTTTTATCCCGAAAAACTTAGTTATGAACTTAACAACAGAACCTCCAAACATCAACCACACGTTAGCCTTTGCAAATATCACCGGAACGGGCATACCGTTTTGTTCAAGTATCGGTATCATAACCTCTAATAATCCACTTAAGAAAGCTATGAAAAGGGAAATATCCCCGATTATTTGTATTGCCTTTGGCGTATTGTTTTTAAACCAATGAGATACTCCAATTACTGTTTTCATGTTAGTAGGTTTTATAGTTTATTTTTCCGTTTTTATTCTTCAGTAGGCTCATTAAATTTGTAAATGCCGATTTACTTCCAGTCAACGAAGGTGTTTTTTTATCAAATCCAGTTCCAACAGAAGTGCATCCCTTTAATTGATAAGCCCAATTTGCAACGTGAATTAAAATATATCTCGCCTTTCCAACGCCCAAAGCATCGTTGTAAATGTGTGGGCAAATTGCTTTGTTGCTTGGTGAATTATGGAATGTAAAGTCATAAGCCCCGTCAGGGATTAAAGTATCTTTCCTCTCCATAGTATAGCAAATGAACTTCCCGGTATCAGCATCTCTCATCTCTCCAAATACAGATCCGTACGGCTTTCCGTCAAACATGATAAGAGCCTCCGTATAATTCGGGTGTCCCTTCTTATATCTCTGTACAGATAAGTTCATTAGAAATCAGTATTTATCATGTCTAAAGCCGACAATGTGAATATTAACACAGCTATAACCATTAGCGCGATACGCACAACTGGAGTCATTATAGTAGTTAATATTGCGGTGCTTGTTCTGCTTTGGTCTAGCCAGTGTCCATATTTACCGTCTACCTTCTTGCGCCAGTAGTAGTACATACCGTTATGCAAAAAAGGCTGTGATAACATCATTGCAAATACAGCCATGCCGTCATTTAGCCATGCGCCCAAAGGAATAACTACGCAAGCCCTCATGGCCATAAATAAAGGGTGTTCGTTAAAGTTTTCTTTTAGTGAACTTGCCGACTCGTGAGCGTAATAATATGCGTGTAAAACACCCTCTGCCAAACAGTAGCCAACCCAAACAACAGCCGAAAGAACATAAGGAGTGTGTAATATCCAGTTGAGTAGAAACTCGTTTGTAAGCACGTAGCATATAATGCCGAATACAGCAATTATACTAACCATTGTAAATATTGTTTTCTCTTTCATTTGTTTGAGTGTTCAAATAGTTTACTTATAAAGTGTCCAATCTCTGCTATTCCAACTAAAGACAAAAACCACAATACGCCCTTTTGTTTATTATGTGATGCTTCGTGCTTGTCAACTAGGATAAGTTTTTTTTGTGTGTATTCATGGTGAGTCTCAATCCTAGCTATACTCTGAACCATATCTTTTCTAAACTCTTCGCTCTTTTCGATATGGTCTCGGAGCATTTCGCGCAATGTTATTTCTTCTTTACCTGCCATTATTACTCAATCTTTTGAATTGGCTTAGTGTTTATTTCGTCTTCGGCTTGTTTACGCGCTTTCTCTGCTGCCCTGCCTCCTGCACACTCACGGCTTATTCTTTTTAGGTAGCCTAGAATAAGATCATTTACAAAATCTTTTTTCTCTTTTGCGTTTTTTGCTACAATAGGAAGCCCCGTGCGATTGTCAAAGGCATAGCAAGAATAAATTTGGTTGATAACCGCTGTATCAAGTTCTTGCTTTACAACAGTTGTTGTTTGTGCTTTAGCTGTAATACTTAGTGCTACAATTGAAATAAGTGTTAATAGTTTTTTCATTGTTTATGGTTTTTTAATGTGATACCCAAGCTGATCCATTGTAAAATACAGGACATGTAACCGCACCGCCACCGGTTAGTGTACCTAAATAAGTGGGTGCTGTTGCGTCAGTAACATAAGCTACGTCTCCGGTTGTTCCTGCGGGGAGCGTTGCAACTGTATATGCCTTTAAATTTTGGGGTAAACTGTTGATTATTTTATCTGAAAATGTAAATGCCGAACCCGAACCTACTGCGTTAAATGTTACGCCACCGGTTGAGCCAACGGTTGTGCTATAATAATTAGAACCGTCATACCCAATTCTTAGCTGTTCGGTTGTTGATACAGCGTGTACACGCGCTGAAGCTGAAACAGACCCAAGCCCAAAATAAGTGTCTCCGGATGAGTTAATATTAGCCCTTAACGCAGCTGCATCGGTAGCCCCGTTAACGTAAAACCTAATTGATCCGCTTGAGTTTGTTGCCGCTAAGTTTACACCCCCAGCTCCAACTGATGCAACTTTTAATCCATCGGGTTTATTTACGTTAGATGAATTTGTAAATCCCGGAGAAAGATAAATTATTGATGAGTATGCAGTACCTGATTGATATAAATCAAACCCCGTAAAAGCCCCTGTATTAGATGTTGTATTACTTATCGTTACTAGTGTCCCTGAGTTTTGATTTTTAGCTACCTCTAAAGTAGAAGTACCCGAAGGTGATGAGGTTTGTGTTGCTGTTCCAATCAATAAAGCACCACTATTTAAAAGTCTCATTTGCTCTGTTGCTCCGTTGTTTCCGTTCTGCCAAATAAAATCAGAGCCTGTTGTTGCGTTTCCGCTAGTGGTTCTAAATGTTTTTGTACTTGTTGTTGTTGTTCCTCCAATTTCTAAAGGAGTAGTTAACGAGGTGTTAAGCGTAGCAGCTTGAAGCCATGCCGGTTTTGTTGATGTACCTTGTGAACCCAATAAATAACCTGTTGCAACGGCTGTAATTGCGGAGTAGGTATTTGTTCCGCTGAACGAACCAATATCGCCAGTTGCGCCACTTAATCCAAGTGTTCCTGTTGTTGTAATTGTACCGCCTGTTATTCCGTTTCCCGTTGCAATGCTTGTAACTGTTCCGCTTGTTGCCGGGTTTTGCCAAGTGGCATTGCCACTGGCGTCTGAAGTAAGTACCTTGTTTGCGCCTGCAGAAGCAATATTAACCTGCAAAGCTGTATTGATTATTGATTTTGTACCTGCATTTAATGTTATTGTGCCGGTATGGTTTATGTCTGTTCCGCTTGAATTTTGTATTATAGAAGCTACTCCTCCTGCGTTGTTATAATCAAACCTTGCTTGTGATTGGGTTAAGTATAACCTTCCTTTGTTTGTACTTGGGTCAGATGCCACTGTAACCTCACCGGCATCAAAAGAGATAAAAGGCGTTGTTGCTCCTGTTGTAAGTGTGTTTGTTAGGTATGTTGAATTTGGTATGGCAATGTTTGTTCCGTTATCTTGTATTGAGCTGTTGCCTATTGCGGTTGAGCTTGTTGCTTTTGTAATGTAGTTTGTTGTTAAGCCGCTTATACCTCCGGATGAAGTTTGCCAAGTGGCGTAACCGTTTGCGTCAGAAGTAAGCACCTTTCCGCTGCCTTGGTTTCCGTCAGTATATCTCAATGAGTCTTGGCTAATAGTTAAACCTCTGTCTGTGCTGATAGTTGTTTTACCAGTCCCTGAAAGTATTACTGTGTTACTTGACGGGTTTGTTTGCTTGCTTACAGATATGTATGATACGTTAGAACCCTCACCGGCTTGTAATACCAAAGACGGGTTTGATGATGAATGTTGCCCGAAAATAGACACCCCATCATAGGTTTGTCCATCTGTGCTTATCCAAAAATAAGCTGTGTCTAATTCTATTTGTGATCTAGTTGTATCTGTGCTTGTTATGTATCTTAACGCAGGTAGTACTATATTCCTACCTCTTTGATATAAAAACCCGTTACCGATAGAACCTGAACCAGTAAATATCGGCATGTAGTTGGTTGTTCCGCTGCCTGAAATGTACGAACCAAAAAAAGCTGTTTTAAAGTTCGCAATACTCATTCTTTTAGTACCGCCAGTTCCAAGCGTGTCTACAATCAAATTCCAACGATCAAACCCGGTAGTGATTACCGGTAGGTTCATTACTTTAATTTGGCTAAAAGAAAAAAGCGATAAAGTTACCGCTAATGTTAATAGTATTTTTTTCATGCTTTTATACTTGAACTATTTTCAGAGCGTAATTAGAGCCGTCATAAGAAAGAATAAGCCTTAATATATCTTCTATACTAAGGCTTTCCTGACATGTTATTTTTGTAGTTGTAGCCATTAGGTTACTGTTATTGTCTTCATAGCCTGATTAGTGGAATCATACACCATCATAACTATATCTTTCCACGTCAATCCGTCTGGACATGTTAATGGACTTGTAAATCCACCCGGAGAACCTTGGTCTTTTACGGCTATTGCATAACCTCCAGAGCCATCCGTGCGAATTATACTCCGAAAGAAATCTTCCGGAGTTATTTCAAGTTGACAGGTCGCCATTATGCTTTCGCTATTCTGATAGCTAAATCACCGTTTGCGTCTAAGGCAAACAAGCTGTTGATTAAAGCTGCTGTATTTTGTTCTGAGGCATCACTACCACAGATAACAGCCTTACTACCCGCTACGTTTGTAGGTTCGTAGTAGCGCAAATAGTTTTTACCTGATGCGTCTACCCCTATTGCTCCTGCTAACAATTCAAAGAATGAAAAGTCTGCTCCGCAAGTTATTGCATTATCGTTTGCTGCCATGTTTATTAGAATTGGTCGCCTGTTGTATCAGTTATAGGAGAGTCAATCATCTCAGGCTTGTATTGATCTTCCCATGTTATTGTTAATTGATAGTACATTATGTCTTGGTAGCCTTCCGGAACTACTATATCAGACTTAATGCTGATAGGTAAACCAGCGTTACCTCCAAATAGTTTATGGTCGCGTGTTTCAAACCAACCCAAAAAACTTCCGGTACTGCAATCAATAAGGCGCATTGCCTCGTTGATGTTTGTGTTTACTTCGTCAACCTTAAAGTTCAGTGTAAACTTTTTAACTCCGTAAATTTTACGACCTAAAGAAACTTCTTTCTCTGTGGATTCAGCGGCTGGTAAATCACCGATACCAATTAGAGTACGGATGCTTGATGCTCCTGCCGCATCGTTATCAAGGCGAGATGCCCATTCAACTGCGCTCCCCCAATTCGCTAATGGATTTCCAGAAGTAGTAAAAAATACTTTAGAAATCTGTCCGTTCTCTATATCAGGATTACATTTGGAAAAATCAAATGCTGGTAGTGTACCTGTGCAATCCGAATTACATAATGGCTGTGACATGATTTTATCTTTTTAGTTAATACAAATTTAAATCGTTTATTTATTACTATTACAAAACTGTTTTAATTTATACAAAATGTAGTTTATGAGGTACAGCACGACCCTTTTGTTATTTGATCGTCCTGCTCAAATGACACAGTACAAAGTGCCATACACTCATTTGTTATGTCCTCCCAATTTACGTCAACCTTTACGTTTCTTATGTTGGCGGTATAACCGGAATTTAAAATTGTTATGCTTACAGTATCGTGTAGGGGTATTGCCACTAAAGAATCTACTACGTACTCAGGAACTAAGACCTCGAATTTGTATATCTTATTCAGACTTTGAAATGTTGGCAAATTAACTCCATCAGAGTTCATGTCTTCCTCTACTTCATACTGATAGTCGGGCTTTCCTATTTCTGTATCAAAGTATAAGATATTACGAAAATCTCCGTCATAATAAATTCGTCCTAAGTCACATGAATTTGACCACTGTAATTTTATGTATTGCGTTGCCATATTTTTTAGCTTATAGTTATACCTTCTCCGTCATCGGTCATTAATATATCTCCGTCATCAGTTAATAAATAATCTACTTCTGAAACAGCTGACATATCAACCAAATTAATTAATTCACTGTACCAGCACTGTGTTTCATCACAAACTTGAACATAAAACTTACCACAAGGCAAGTCTGAAATATCATCTCCATTATAGAAAACATAATCATACCCTAAATAAGTAGCTTGTTGTAATAATATTATCGGCAAATCATTCTCACATCCATCATCAACACCTATCAATTTAAATGACTGAATATTTCCTATTGAAGATGCTCTAAACATAAAAGGAAGCAACCGAGACTTGTCTGCTATTAAATAAAAATTGCAAGCTGACTCACAATAGCTTTTGTATCTTGTTTGCTTATCAACATCATCATAAAATCTAAATGCTGAAAATAATGATGGGTCTAATGCAGGATATACCGTGTCTGCGTTTTCAATTAAAACAACCTCGAACACTTCAGAGTAAAATATTATACCGTTTTCATCCTCAATAGTAGAATACCACTTACCGCAATCAAACTGTTTTGGTATGCAATTACTTATAGAACCACCGTTGTATGTTAAATAAATATCTCCGTTCTCCTCTGTGTGTTTATTAATATAGGCAGCACAACTACTAATATCCAACTCAGTTCCTGTGCTTTCATCAACTCCACCAGAAAAGTTTTGAGGAGTATTTGTACAAGTAATGCTGCCAGATGTAGTAGCAGATATTGCAACTCCGTTCAATGAATCACCGCTTCCAACAGGAGCTGTAAATTCTATCGAATTGCCAACTCTTTCTGCCTCAAAACCATTTATATTTGCGTTTACCGCTGTACATGTTGCGTCTAATGTAGCAGACAAAGAGCCAGCCCAAACGCCTGTACCTATAAGCCCATAACCGCTAACAAATATCTGTATATTACCAGCCCCAGTTGACGTAAAGTTTAATGTTGCTGATGCTAGTGTTTCTGGTATTGTTATATTGCCATCTAAATAAATAACCTTCCATGTAGTTGGTGTTCCAAAGGCAGATGTCTTTATTTGGAAAGGCAAAATATCGTTACATACACTAGGTAGTGCAAAATCACACATAGCCGCGCACGCGTTCTTAAACCTATTCTGTCTTGACAGAGAGTTATACCAACGAAATGCCGTATTTAATTCATCATAGATCATGGGCAAGATTGACTGTCATTGTATCACTCTTTAAATCAAATTCGTATTTTATCACCTGACCATTGCCTACACTTGTTTTTACCAAGTCGGTTACAGGATTTAATGTATCTGAACAGCAAAATGGGAACTTAACTGAGTCCTGTTTTTTAAATCTTATTGCAGATAAAAAAACCTGAGCTTGTAAATTCATTCTTCCTTCTAACAACACTCTTCCGTGTCTATGATAATTATAATGTAAGTTAGCCCAACTTAAATGAGCGTTAGGTAATATTAAACCACTTATCAGTCCGGCCTCTTCTGATAGTGTATATTTAGCACCATCATAATCATTTGCCATCAAAGTAAAACCACCGTCATTAACAGCATTGTCTCCTGATAATAAGAAAATAATATCTGTGGTTATGTCTGTCGCGCCTTTCTCGCTTACGTTTGTTAATGGGTCAAGATTAACGCATGAGCCAGAATAGCTTATTTCAGCCCCAACAAAATCTGTATTAAGCGATTGATTCCACTTGAATCTTTCAAATCGAGGGGCTTCTATTTTATCGTAATAATAAATGTTTTTCCCCTTAATATATTGCAGGTAATTGCCTCCCGTCAAATCAATATGAACAGTCCGCAAAAACCAAGAATAATGCTCTATTCTAACATATCCATTTTCAATAAACCAAAAACAGTTAAATACTTCGAACAAAAGTTTTTCTATAAACTCCCATGATATTTTTGTTTTAGTATCAGCTACTTTTGTGCCGGCTAATATATCAGCTATATAAAGAATATCAAATGTTGGTACAATCGAAATGTATTTAATTTTATTAACGTCATTTGTTACATAATTTGTACCTGAAACATAACCCGGAGTATCTCCAACTGGATTCCATTGAAAAAAATCACTTCTAACATCATTTATGTCCGGACAAATTTCATCCTTAATAGAATTAATTGCGTTTTGCAATAAGAAGTTAATACTAAATGTTTCTGAATTATCTTGGCAATAGTAAAAAGGTGGCTCTCCGTTATATCCGCAGTCTGCAATTTGAACCCAATCACATCCGCAATTAGAGGCGTTTCTAACAGCAACAATACCTTCGCCGGCACTTCCGTCCCACGTTACTAATATCTTATATGTTCCTTGTCCACTAGTAATTGTTCCTCCTTCTACATACCAAGTAAAAACGCCTGAATCGCTATCAGAAATTTCATAGTAAGTAACGTCAGACTTGCATACGCTAGTTGCTCCGTATGGCGTTGGTGTTGTTTTTTTTGCTACTACGGTAACAGTAATTCCGGGAGTATTTAAACTATCCCTTGCTGCCCCACCATTCCATATCACAGTAACAGTTCCAACGGTTAAACCAGTTAAAGAAAAATTACCGTGAGTGCCTTGACCTTGTGTCGCGCTTATTGTAGCCGTTCCTGTACCGCCTGATATTATCGCTATTCTCCCAGTCTCTCCGTTTAAGTAATAATCGGCTGTTTCGCCTACGCATATTTCAAGGTTTCCAACAATCTCTACATCATCGTTATACTCAGAGCAACCAGAACCGGCACATGTAGTAAATGTTTGCGTTACCGTTGAACTCGCTCCGCAAGGAGTTGTTTCAGTTACTGTAACAGAGCCGTTATTTTGAATAGACACCGTTACCGCTGAAGTAGAACCACCGCTTGAAATTGAGTTACCAGAACCAGTAATACCCCATGAATATGTTGCGTTTGTCTTAGGGTGTTTAACGTAATAATATTCTGTTGTAGTTGATGTAACTTGTACTATTTCTTTACCTAAAATTATAGGATCTGGAGTAGAATTAGACTTAGTCACGTATATTGGCTTTGCCGGTACTGGAGTTCCATTATCACAAAATCCGGGTATTACATCAGGGTTAGGATTATATGTAACAACTGTTTGCGGTATGCGAACCCACCTACTTAAACCTTCAGTTGCACAACTTGGTGGATTTCCTGTATCTTGAACCCACCCTGCACCAACCGGAGCGACTGCTACACCGTCTTCGCAAGGTATGACAGCTACCTCCCTATAATAAATAGTTGTTGTTGTGCTTCCTGTTGTTTCAGTATGAAAAGGTAGCCATGTTGTTGTTGGACTCGGGCTTGGTCTTGACGCATTACAATTACCTACCGTGTTTCTACAAACATAGTATTCATATATCGCATCCGGCACGTTTCCACTTGAACTTGTTTGTCCAGAAACCTCATTAAAACTTATTTCTGTCTTAAGTCCTTCAATAAAGCACCTATAATCATCGTCAGGTTGTACTTCAACTGTAAAAATACACCTGTCAATGTCAAATGTGCCATCTGTTGTACTAAAATATCCGTTATAAAAATCAGAATACGTAACGCCTTTATCGCATGACTGCGTTATCCTTATTGATATTTCATCACACCTTCCTGTATCATCATCGTCAATAGCCTTAAAATAAGCGTAATCGTCATTTATAAATGTTAATTTACCTTCTAGTTTTTCACGTAAAAATATACGACCATCTTCTACCTCTGCGGTAGTTTTAAGTTTATCAACTCCTAGCGGATGAACCTCTGTTTCATCACCATTATATGTTACGTAAAACCTGTATTTCATTTTTTACGTCTTATTATGCGAGTTACATTACCCTTCTTGATTATGCGTCCGTCTGGCGTTTCTGTAATATGTTCTTTGTTTGAAGATTCAGCTCTCCACGCCTTAAGTTCCTTCTCAATATTAGCCAATCGCTTGTCTGATTCACTACGTATAGTAATTTGTTTTTGATCGTGCAGATCGTATGATTTCAAAATCTTTGCCGGCACATCTGGGTTTAAAGTAACACCAGTTCCTTTTAATAATGACGCTAAGTCAGCAAATCCAAGCTGCTGATCGTTATGTATGGCCTCAAATAAGCTGCGGTGCTTGGCTGTCTTTTCTTTAGTCATAACGAACTCGCCCTTATGGACAATACCTGCTTCATCATATTTCCCTCCGTCTCCAGTATAACCACCCTCGGCAAATTCAACCCCGTTTATCTTAGCTACATTTGCAAGACCAGCAGCAGTTGCAATAGCCGCAAAAATTCCACCTAATATCGGGCCGCCTAGGCTTGATCCAAATGCGAATGAATTTTGCGCAGATAAGTAAGTAGCGACTAACGCCTGTGCGCTAGCCCCAGCCTTTGTTTGCGCACCAAAAGCCGCCTCCAATTGAGCTATATTTTGGAATTGTTGAGACAAGCCCTGCAATTGTGAATTTAGTTGCGCTTGCTTAAGTGCTGATATTTTTGTTTCTGTGTCTTTTATTATAGCAAATCTTTCCTCTTCTGTAAATGCAACATTTTCAAGCAATACCTTTTGTTCGTCCTCTAACTGCTTTATTTTTATTTCAGTTTCTGTTTTCCCAAATGTTTCAAGAAATTGATTTCTAGCATCTTGATCTCTCTGTAAAATTAGGTTTTGCCTAAAAATTTTTGCCTCAAATTCTGTTAGTTGGTCATTATTAGACTTTTTTGTAATGTCCAATAATATATTAGCATCTTCGCTGGCGTTTTTTTGTATTAAATCTCTTAAATCTTCAGCCAATTTTTGCTCGTAAGCCTTTTGTTTTTTAGCTTCCTCGTTTGCTATTTTATCATTAGCTAATTTTATTTCCTTTTGAGTTAATTCTTCTTGTTTTTTTATCGCATCATCAAATTGCTTAGCAACCTCATTTTCTTTTTTATTTAACTGCTCTAATTGTTTTATAGACTCCTCACCTTGCTTAGCCTGATTTTCTAACTCTTGGCTAGCTAATCCATCAAGCAACTTTGCCTTGTCCTTTTTTGATTGAACAGCATTTTTTAAAGCATCGTCAAGTGATTTTTTTTCTTGCGCGTTTTCAAAGCCCCTTAATTTAGCTAACTCATCAGCCTTTGCTTTTTCTATTTTCGACACCTCTAGGTTTCCCTTTAGTCTCAATCTCAATTCAGTTGCAGTTGCTGCACTAATTAGCCCGGCTTCTTCTTGTAGTGATATAGATATTTCAGCCAACTTCTGTATCAAATCATCCCTAAGGGCATTTGCTACTCTTAAAGCCTCTGAATTATCAACGAATGCCGCAGTATCTTCTTTTGTTGCTGAGGCGGAATACAAAAAAGCAGCCCCAACAGCCCCAAGTGTTGTTGCTAATAACACGTATGGATTTGCCTGAGACACAAGATTAAATGCTTTTTGCGCTATTTCTGAATTTCGTATTTGTACTTGTAATACCTTAAACGTGTCCCCTAGTTCACCCAATGAACTAAGAAACTGACCAAATGCCATTGCGGCCTGTAACTTAACTAGAGTCTTTGTTGCATCTTCAGATGTAACTCCAAAAGCAGCTAATGCGCCTTGTCCCGCAGCAAATCCAGATATAATCGTTTGTGATAAATTTAAAAATGCTTTGGCCTTTGTATCCGGGTCTAATAATGCAATTGCTTGTTGTAGATCCTTTAGGTCAGCTTTTCTTTTGCCAGCCTCAGAAATAGCCTTAGCAAAGTCCTTTGTGCCTTCTCCAGCTTTTAAAGCAGCATTTTGAAAGTCCTTTATTTCCTTTTTTAACTTCTGTATTTCTGAAATCGGCTTAGCAACAGACGGAGCCATTTTCTCAAACGCGGCTTTTGTTTTTTCTGCAGCATCTGCACTAGCCTTAAACCCCCTCCCTTGCTCTGTACTAGCTTCCTTCGACTTCTTACTAAGATCGTCATAAGCCTTTCCAACAGAAGCAACGCCCTGATTGGCTTCGGTAACGCCTTCGTTTATTATCCGTAAAATTACATCAGCCATTTATCAGTTTTTTATTTGCTTCGAGTACATAAAAGAACTCAAATGTGTCCATACGGTTTAACTCACGGTATTGTACTGCATCCCCTTTTGCTACCCTCCATAAAATATTTGTCCATTGAGATTCCATCAATTCCTTTTGTCTGCTTATTATCGTTTCTTTTGGTCTTTTTTTACTTCCGTTTGTGAATGAATTTGGGAAAGTACTTTGTAAGCGAGAGAAAAATCCGGTATAGAATTGATGGCTAATTGAAAAAAAGGGAATATATCATACCCCTCTGCCTCCCAATCAGCGATTTTCTCGTCTATCATTTCCTCAGTAATTACTTTCTCATCTTCACCATCAGCATTAATAAATAAAGCACAAATTCTTAAAGCCGGTATTTGTCTACTTTCAATAGTTTTAATACCCGCTAAAATGTTATGCAATTTCACCGCTGTATTAGCAAACTCAGACTTATTAACCAAATCATAAGCCGCTTTTACATTGTCATAAATTTGCTTAAAGTTTGCACCATAACCAACTTCAATTTGTAACTTTTCATACATACGGTATCTATCAAAAGACATAGACTTACGTATGTGGTAAGTCTTTCCGTTTGCTGTGAACTTCTTTTGTGTGAGGTCGAGTTCTTTTAACGCTCCAGTATTCTTTTCAGGTTGCTTAGTAGCCATGTAATTAGTATTGATGAACAGATAAAAAATATGTGCATAACTAGATCATACTGACATGCGCGAAACTTATATACGTAAAACCATAAAGCCAATTGACCAGATACGCACTTTGAGCATCCTATTACAGGATAAAACAGCCATTCAGGTAAAGTTCTCTCTAAGAATAAATACAGCTTATTGAATACCATTTTAGGTTCTGTAAGCAACTCTGCATATACAAAAGCAATAACAACACAAACTACTATGTAATAATGAAACATCATTTAGTATCGCATTCTGTTGGTGTACCTAAATCAAAATCATTTATACATGACTTAGAAATAGTGAACTCAACGGTTAAATCTAAAGCGTAATAATCAAACGGGAACATTAAGTATTGCGTTACCGCTTCATCGTAAGTATATTTTGAGAATATTGCAGAACTTTTAGGAGCTTCGGCAATACTTGTAATCTGTATGTTTTTATACTCTCCTGAATTAAAACGACCAGACGGCAAAGCATTAATTAATTGCAATACTGCTTGCGCTGATACCGAGCAATCTGTTTTACCAAGTTTCTTTAGGTTAATCCATCCTACTAAACGCAACGAACTCCTGAATCTCCAATCTCTTTGAGTGGTGTTTACTGGTGCTACGCCTCCATCTTCGAAATAATGAATTGACTTGTAGCGTGAATTTGGTACAAGGTCTGTGTATTTCCCTGTTACGCAGTCTTTATGTGATACAGAGCAATCAATGGGATATACCTTTTTTATTGCATTTTGTTCCGATCCGGTAAAAAATGTCATTGGGCGCACAACGCTAGCTAACCTTTCAACAAAGTTTAGGTTATCAATGTAACTGCCTAATATTGTAGCTATTGCGTAGTTCATCCTAAGCCTGATTCAGCAATTAATTTATCTAGTTCGGCATCGTAATCGGACGCGAGTTCTGCATCTTCCTGATCTGAAACTTTAAGGAAGTCCCCTATTTGTTCGGCATTCCAATCTATTTTATTCTTAGTAAACTCATCTCTGCCTCCTACAACAACCTCATACCCCCTAGATGTTATTCCGGTAGAAATAATATCAGTTTGTCCCCACATCCCAGTTGTACCACCCTCTAATGTGAGATTCCTAAACGCAACTGTTCTCTCGCCTTTTTTATTAGCCTTGTATTTTTTATATGAAGGGGAGTACCCCGGAAACGAAACCAACTCATCGCTCAAACCTCTTTCCTGTATTCTATCTTGTATCTTCTGCTTTGCAGTCAGAGCAATAGTCTGAGTAATCTCAGGAATATTCTCAGCTATCAATTTAGCTAAGTTATCCAACGCTTCAGAGGCTTGTTCCGGTGTCATGCGAATATTCCTACTTTCAATAGGTCGTTAAAATCGTTACATTCTAAACAGTCGTTTGCGCCTAAATTTATATTCTGTGTAATGAAGTCAAGGCGTTTATTGTACTCGGTAATGTATGTATTCTTTTTACCCATCAAACGCTCGCGATCTGTCATTGTGTACCGGTTTATGTTACCACTAGCCAAAATAGAATCGATCAATGAAGCTGCTGCGCGGTATTGTATTGCCGCTGCCATTGTAGCCGCGTTTTCATTGGTGTCGAAGTCGATAGTTTCCTTACACAATAAGTCCTGAATCTTGCATTTGAAATCAACGTCCAAAACCAATCCTTGCAGATATTGGGTATTACCCCAGTTTTCTCTATCCGATAAAGTGCTTCCGCTTGTACCGGTAAGCATAACAAACTCACTCCATCTGTACTTCTCATAAGGAGGAAACGCTCTGAATGTTGGTGCATTGGCATTGAAATAATAAGCATAGTGTCCACCTCCGCAACCGCATGAACCCTTTACATCTTTAGGTTTAAAAGCCTGTTTAGCATAAAGCAACCAATAACGAGGGCTTTCATTGCCGTAGTTATTCATATCTAAGTTCAACGGAGAGGCTAGGTCATACCACGTTAAACGGTTTACGTTAGCGTGTACATCGAACTGATCCACTACATCATCGCTAAGGTTATCGTAAACGTATATAGTAAAGTCTACTGTTGAATCGAAAACCAATCCAATTCGTTTAACAGACATAATACCACCAATGATATTTTGTGTATAAATCTGTATTCCTGCATAGTCACCATTGATATCTAATGTGTTCTTAAAATCAGTACCTCCCATTAAACCACTCCAAGGCTTACGCTTATGTTTGTACTCCATAAGCAACTTAGCCATCATATCGGTCTTAAACGATAAGATAGCGTTGCTGCGTGCTTTATCGAGCATATCCCAAACATTTCCCTGCTCACAATCCGCAGCCATATCGACTACGTTTAAACTCAATCCTTCGGTCTCATCTAAATACCTTCCTGAGGTGCTTACATCAGACTGAAATGATTTAGGGTCGAAACAATCGCAAGCCGTCCGGCTCAATCCTATAATATTATCTAAGCAATGTGGGACTGTTGACATGGATGGTTATTTATAAAAAAGGGAGGAAAGTTTTTATTTTCCCTCCCCTTTTATTGCACAATTAACTAACTAATTAACAAACGAACTTCAAGATGTTTGTGTCGTTGATGTTACAACCAACTGGGTTACGGAATATACCTCCGTGGAATTGGATTTTCCAGTTGTGAGTGATAACATCAGAAGCACAAGAAATTTTGTGGATTACGTCATAGAATACGCCAGGCAAGTTCTTAGACTCAATTTGGTAACGATACCCTGTTGAGCTTCCTGAACCACCCCATTTTTCAGCTTGTGGATCTCCTGCATTCCAGTTGTAATAAGTTTTGCTATGGAAAGCCAAAGCGTTCTTATTTACAAGGAATGTTACTTGATCTGCAAGTGTAGAATCAATGTTGAAAATGTCATTGTAGATTGGGAACATACCAAACAAAGTTGCTGCTCCTTTTCCATCTGAATTTCCTGCATTAGCCATTGCGTTCAATTTAGCTTCATACAAGTTTGCTCCTGAAATCAAATAAGGTGCGCTAAATTTATTATAGTCAGCAACTAATTTAAGATAAGGAAACAGAGAAGCATTCCAGTATGCAGGGTTAACAGTAGTAGTGAAACCACTAACAGTACCTTTTCCACCTGTATAAGCATTAACGCCTTTACCTGCTTCAAGTTTATTAACCGCTTGTACTGTGATGTACTCGTCAAGCACTTTCATTTTGCGCAACAAACTTACTGCTACTGCTTCCTCGAAAGTAGGAGCGATTGTACGGTAAGTTTTTTCTGTTACTGCAAATTCAACCTCACGGCAAATGTCAAGGGTGTAATCCTGACAAGATGTTCCAGGAAGTGAGCCTGCTGTTGCACAGTCATTTGAACAAGCTGCTGTGGTTGTATCACATTCAGTTGGCCAATAAATTGTAACTGTTTTATCCTTCATAGGATTAGTCAGTTCTTCAATCATTACTGATTGGTTTTCGCGGATTGCGGTTAGCGTTTGTACGCTTCCGATAAAATCCTTGTTTCTTGCAGCGTCAGCCCAAAGACCGTCAGCGGCTCTTTGAACGTAAGCAAGTGTTGCACATGTATTTACTCCTGCACTCATGGTTTTTTAGTTTTTAAGATGTTTGTAAAAATTGCTTTTCGTACTTGGCTATGTATTCATTTCTTTCCGCAATTGGAATTGATGAATCCGCAACCGTTTTAAAATACTCCGCAGAGTTTTTTGGAGCTTCTAAAGCAGCAGTTTTTTTACCTGTTTTCTTATCTTCTGAACCGTTTGATGGAGTTGATTTTGGGTCTACCTTATGTAAGTCATAGTATCTTTCAGTCGTTTCCCTTACCACTTTTTCAAATGGTACGCGGTGTCCGTGACTATCTTCTAAAACTTTCCCGTCCTTCAATACGATTATCTGATCTCCTTGCATATCGTAATCATAAGTTTTTAGCTTCTCTACGAAATCCGACATTTGATTTCTTTCTCTAACAGGGTCTGTTGAAAGAATCGGCTTTAAACTTGTGAATATATCCAACGCTTTGGATGAAACAGCGGAAAAAACTTTCTCCTTTTGAATCTCCGTTTGGAACTTAATTAGCTTCTCCGATTCTGCCTTGATAGCATCTTCTTTTTCTTTGCTCAAACGGTCAACAGTAGAAATGTAAAGAGGGTGTTTTTTTATAGCATCCTCGTTTAGTTCTGTTCCGTTAGCCTTTGCCTGAGCCGAAATGATCTCGCTTATAAGCTCTATTCCTTTTTTATCAGACTTAATTTTGAACGCTTCTTGAATGTTTTGCTCGTACTTTGTTAAAGTTTCGGATGTAGCTTTTTTATAGCCATCGTCAAAGAACTTTTTAGTGTCCGGTTTTAACTTTGTTACTCGCTCTGCATCGACCTTTTTAAGGGTTTCAAGTGCATCGTCTTTAAGTGATCCATCTTCATTATAAAGTGAAGCAACTCCAGTTTCATCCATTTGGTAAGCTGCGGATAACAGCCCAGTTAATACTTCTTTCTCGTTAAGAGCCATGTTATTTTTTTGTTTTTGCTTTTACTGTAATTTCGGGTTGTGCCTCGGCTTTCTTTTGTCTGATAGATTTAACCTCAATCGGTAAATCATCCTGTACAATTTCAAACTTGTAAGCGTTTCCCTTAGATTCAACACTATTCCAAAACTCCTCACGAGAAGTTTCGTAAATCTCACCTGATTTTAAGTGTTTAACCTTCATTAAACTTTAGCTTTTTTAGCTTTTACCTTAACAGGTTCAGCTACCGGAGCTTCCGCAAGTTTCCTGCGAACCTCAATAGCTTCAGGCGGTGTGTCCTGTACTAAAATCCATCCGTCTTTGTTGTCGTTTTCTCCGATTGCTTTCCAAACTGTTTTCGGTAGCCAATCTTCTATGCCATTTTTAATGACTTTTACGTGTGTGCTTGATCTATCCATGACACAAAATTAATATGTTAATTACTTGTTTGTATATGTATATATACATTCTATTTATTTTATTATATTTGTCAAAACCTACGAAACACATGGCTGTGAATAATGAAAAATTAACCTTCATCGCAAAACTAGACGGTTGCGCTGCTGAATTAGTAAACAATTTGATCAAAGAGAAAAAGGAAAAATTAGAGTTAACAATGTTTGGTAAATCCCGCGCGGTGCAAATACTTCTCTGCGAACTTTATCATCTGAAAAAGAAAATAGCGAAATAGCTCAGTTGGTAGAGCGTTTGTTTCATACGCAAATGGTCACAGGTTCGATTCCTGTTTTCGCTACTACTCTAACACACCCGCCAACTCAGGTCGCCTGCGAATCGCCTCACGGTTACTAATAAAATTAGGACTGTGCCGGCAATTGTGACCGCCCATATCTTCCATTGGATTGTATTCTCCTTCGGCTTCGCTCCACATAACCCCGTCATCTTCTCCTATTGTGTCCGTCCATTCTTGCGCCTCATCGGTTGTATAAACCTTGCCGTTGTTATGTTCACAGAATAGGCGAGATGTTTTAATTAACCCACCAGCGTATATAAACGCGCGTAAGCCTAGCTTTTGAGCGAATAGGTTTTGATTGGCTCGGTCGTATTGTGAATAGGTGTCGCGCGCGAAGGTGTTAAAGTGCTTCTTTAAACCTCCGTCAATCTTATCGGTTCCAACTATTGTAGTATTGATTCGTTTAAGATAATCGCGTAATGGCGTACCGCTTGTAACAGCTTTATAGGTGTCTTTCTTGATCTTACTTAATAGGGTATTGTCCTTTAGTAATTTGTCAAGATAGCCCTCTTTTATAATGCCACCGTCAGGCTTAATACCTAGCCGCTTGCTCATTATTGACCGGACATCTTTAGTTACTTTGGCTATCTTTTTATTGTCAGATTCTACTATACTGAAATACCTGTCATTGAGGTTTTGAAGTTCACCTAAATCCCCTGCAAATTGCCTGATAACTTTAACGTATTCTTCTTGCTGAAACTCAGTCCATACCTTATCAATACGGCTTACCAGTTCTACGTTCTTTACTGATGGGTTTATCTTACCTTCTGTCTTTTCAAACTCATCTACAATGCGGCTAATAACTACGTCTAACAGCTTACGTTCTGCTGCTGATACTCGTTTGCTTAGTAGTTCTGATCGCGTTCTTATGAAGTCCTCACGCAGTTGGGCTATTTGTAAAGCTGTCATTTGCCGGAGGTGTTTTTATTGGCTTTGGTTTGCCGAGTAATTTAGTTGAAACTGCATTATCAAATCCATAAATTTCATATAGCAATGTTTTTGCACTTTCTATTGATGTTGTTCCCCTTGCTACGCTGTCTTGTATTGCCAATATACCCTGTACGCCACCTACTGTTCCTTTTAGCTTCGCTTTGGCTTCGGCTTCAATATCTGTAACAGTAGCATCAGCCCCCCCCTCAATAACAACTTCATCATTCACACTTGTATTGAATCCTTCCGCAACCGGTTGCTCACCTGATATACCGGTTATCATTGCATTAACAGCTTCATCCAAAAGTTTCTTTTGCAATTCAGGCGCGTAATCGTAGAAGTACTGTTTCTTTGATTCTGCTTCACGCTCTAACTGTAAAAATATATAGTCAAAGTTAGCATACAAAACCTTATTATACTTAGTAGTTAAGTCGTTTGCTATAATGAAACTAATCTCACTAAAGTTCTTATCGGGGAATGGGTAGAATTGTTGTTTAGCAATTATACGCTTTAACTCCTCCGGCTTATCTAAGTATTGTTGAACAGCTATATCAGTAGAAAGTTCTTGACGTACATAACCCGGAGCGTTTGAATCATTAGCAAGTTTCAACTCATTAAGTAACTCGTCAACTGTTTTAAACTTAAAGTCTTTCGGGAATTTATAAACCACAACTACATCGTTAACATCTACAAACGCGCTCGATACCGTTACGATCTGTTTATAAACATCGCTGTAATGGTTTGCGTATGGGAATAATGTATCGTAAACAGCCTCGTATGAGTAATCCATTTCGGTTGCTGTCTTACTCGCTGTTGCCTTAGTGAATATCTCTGAGTTAAATACAGCTTGTTTAGCCTCGTTCTTTAACTCATAAATAAAGTCATCTTGAAACTTCAACAAGTCAATAGGCGGGTATTCGTAATGAACCATCGACTCAAGGTTTAACATCTCATCTTTGTCATTAGGAATACGCATTACGACAGCATCCTGTGCGCTTGTGTGTATAGATATACCAGTTCCTTTACAAGATTGACATGTACCGCCTTCAGTCGTTTGTCCTTTGTTACATCCTAAATCTTTAACACCGTTACATTTATTAACGTATTGGAATTTCTGAGGGAACGCGTGTAGTGCCATTGTCAAATCAAACTCCGATACGGTTTTGATTGACTTCATAAAGTAACACATTGCATCGTGCATAGGGCTTACCATTGTTTTACCGTTGGTAACTTTATCGAGTTTATACCCAACTCTTACAGCCGGAACTTGACCTGCATTGTATTCAAATTCTTCTACCTCAAAAAATGTTTTATCATCGGTACGGAAATACTTTTTTATTCCGTATTCTGTGTCAATTTCAACTAACTCACCTTTGCGTATTCTAGTATTCTCTAATGATAATTGCGTGAATTTAATCGCTACATCAGGAAAGTAAATAGTATATGAATATCCGGCATGACCCATGTCTTTATTGTCATAATAGGTAATATCGTTACGAACTACGAGCCATTGAAGGATATTGTTTTTATAATGGTAGTTAATCGCTTCCTTACTTGAAACCTCATAAGGTCTAGGGCTTGGGAGTTCCAACATTTCACCAAGCGCGCCGCGTGGCACGTTATCAAATTCAGTTACTATAAAAGCGTTAGGGTCTGAGAAATTCAAATCTACTAATCGCGTATCTAAATACTCGTTAAGTGAATTAGTACCGTTATACCCTTCAATAACATCATGCACGCGCTTTAACTTCTCCTCGCTCGGCTCGTTATCTTTAAAGTAAATTTTGTTGTTTATGTTGTTTGTCCTTCCTACTCTGTAAAAAGGGTTCATTATCATTGCTGAAACGGCCGGAGTAATTAGATTAGTTAATTCAACTCGTTGGTTAAACTGAACATCATCTTCTCTACGTGCAAACTTCTTTAAAAGCGACCGTATATCCTCTCCGGTTATTAACTGCGTATAAAGTTTGGCAAGTTCAGTAACTCGTGCATAATTACTATGCGTTAAATTGCCTATAATAGTGTCGATAATTATAGGGTACGCCTGCTCTAATTGCTGTTCAGGCGTTAGTTGCTGTGCCATTTCTTTTAGGTTTACACAAAATTACTTTATAAATGTTAATAAACAGATTGTATATATACAGTTTATTCCGGCTTAAAATAATCCTTAAAAGCTGACAAAACAAAGTACCTCAAACTATCTGAGGTGTGACCCCATTTCTCGTAGGTTGCTCCAGTTACAGCATCCTTTGCTTTCTCGATCAACTTGCCCCCATCCGGAGCTTCCTTCATAAACTCTAAATCGGCTATTAAGTGCTTACATTTACTATCAATAGTTATTTCAATCGGTAAACCATTGGCGAATATCTTATTAACGAAGTCGCGCGAACCTACAACAGACGGGTTTTTTTTCATTACCCGTTTACTATTATCATTCAGGTACTTTCTTAGCACCCTTTCAAGTATGTCGAAATTGTGTTCTTTGCTTACCGTTGACTGGTTAGAACCCGAAGCATCCCCATAATAGAATAGCGGCACTTTACGTGTGTATAGATACTTTTGCTCAAACTCTTTACATAAAGCCTCTGTGTTATTCTTTGGACTTGGCAGACAAAACTCATCAAAGCAGTTAGCTTTAAACTTCTCACCGTCACGTATAATCTGCCAGCAGGTCATGGTTATATAAGGTGACACGTTAAAATCCAGCGATATGTGTATCGGTTGACCTTCAACAAATGGCACGTCCTTAACATGATCCATACGACTAAACTGGCTAAAAAACTCACCGCCCGACTTAGCAATAGGAGAGCCGTAGATAAGCATATCAATCAAATGCGGACTTCCCTTTAAGTCATTAACACGCTGTTCAATAAAGTTAGCCGGTAGGTTCTGCTCGTTATGGTAAGTCGAATAAATAACCACCTTCTTATTGGCTGTATCGAGTGAATAGTAATCTTCTTTGCTAAATATACGTTTACTTATTTCATCATACTTATCGTCAAGTTCAAACCACTCGTTAATCCACCTAACTTTTGCCGGTGAAGTAAGAACATACAGCGGATTCCATGATTCGCCCCCTTCAATCTCATGCCCATACACTTCACCGTCTTTTACCCATAAAGTGCGCTGTCTTAAACGACCGGTGATAACCTCTTTAACCGCTTCCTCTTTAGTGTCTTTGGTTTCATCGAGAATAGCCCAAGTAAACTGAGTACCGTCAATCGACTTATAGTTATCCAATGAAGCAGTAAAAATAACTGCACCATTATCAAAGCAAATAGTCTTATCATAACTTTCAAGTTTTTGCCCGTACTTAATCCATGACGGGTCGGGCATAATATTAACCACGTAATGCTTGTCGCGTTTCCATCCAAACATATCACCCCATACCTCAAAGATACGGTCTAGTGTAGATTTACTTAGCTGATTGTATGTGTTAGCCCCAATAAACCCCCGAGCCTGTGGAAAGTTAATTACAAGCTCAGCAGAAATAAGTCCGCCAGTATGTGACTTACCTCCGGCTTGCCCAGCGAGAGCCAAAATACGTTGCTTAGTCGAGCGTAGTATTTCCTCCTGCGGTTTAGATAAAATGATGTGTTTCTCATTCATTTAATTCAAGTAAATCCAAAACGAAAGACCGTTTACTTTTGAACTATTACAGCTAATAAAACACACTGGGAAATCTGAACATTCGTATATTAAAGTCATATCACATCAAAATTATAGTAAGGATGAAGTTTCATAAAGTCTGGCAACTCGGTCTTATCAAATGGTTTCGGAATCCATACGCCTGCACACGCTGGGTGAGTTGCGTCTCCGGTTGGAGGAAATGGTTTATACTTTGATTCAAACCAATCCTGTTTACTTTGTAGCCATTCTGAACTATGTCCGTGACAGCTGATTTTATACTGAACGTCTGCCAAAGTACGTGCATAACCAAAGTGAAACACTTGGTTTTCGGGTTGTGGTGCATAAATCAAATCACCTTTATCAGCTCCTAAATAATAAATGCGTTCTTGTCTCATTTGGTCATCACAAATCCAGTTGAATGACCTCCATAAGTGGCGCATCCAAATCAAACACTTGCTTGCCTTTCGCTCGTATGTTAGTTTAAGTAGTTCAGGTAAATATCCCGGCCTCCATATCTCATCAAAGTCAGCGTTGAACAGCAAGTCAAAACCTCGCGAGCGAGCGTAATCGTGTGCAAAGTTACGCTGCTGGTTTTCTTGTTGCCAGTCGCCTTTATGCCAAATTATTTTATTGTCATGGTCGATATTGGCACAAATATCAATTAACTCCTGTTCAGAATCAGGACACGTCATGTTTGACGGATGTCCGTGACTTGGTTTAGGTGAATAGCAAATTAATATTTGATCTACGTCATCGTAGTAGGACATTATCGAGTATGCTAAGTAATCTTTACCATATAATAATGGAAGGTATGCGAGTGTTTTCATATTATTTTTATAAATTGTTCAGCCCAGTTAGTCGTACTGTACTTATTTTTTACTAAATTGTAGCCCGCTTTTGCAATCCTGTTTCGCACATCGGGGTTTAATTTAAGGTACGTAATAATATCCAATAGTTCGTATTTGTGTTTATAGTAAACACAGTTAACCCAGTTAGTAAAGTGGTTTTCAATACCGGGAAACTCTTTCATAACACAGCAAGAAGCAGACATCCCCTGAAGGTTTCTAGGTGTAAAATAACCTAAAATGTCTTGCCAGTTATTTTCAGCTATTACTATATAAGAGCTTTGATACAGGTCAGGAACTTGCTCAACTGGTATTTGCTCTCCGTTTCCTGAGCCGTGAATCTCGTATGAGTTAATATGGTTCTTAATGAACTCTGATAATTCGATTCTACTCTCTCCACCCGGTACGCAGTTGTAAACATTACCTACAAATGACACCTTACCATCATTCATTTCAATTGGTTCGCGCAATCTATAATCTGGGAAATACTCCCAAATATATCTACAAGGTTTGCCGAGTAATACGGAATAAGCATCTAATAACTCACCGGCAAATGGCACTAAGAACACATCTGTAAACTCCTTTGCTTCTTGTAGGTGCTGAAGTGGAGCATAGCGAACATCTCCAGTCCAAGTTACCCATTTTGAATTTGTTGTTTCCTTAAGAGCCTTACAGTCTCTTGCGCTTAACCCTCCTTGATAAAATACAACTTCTGGTTGATAGTGGTGGGCCTGCCAAATATGCTCAAACAAAACCGCTTCATGATTAACATTAAACGCATTAACCAAATCAACATGCTCGTTGGGCTTATCCCAGCCTAGCGGTATTAAAAGGACTCTCATAACTCCTCTATTGATTTAGTTAGTATCTCTGTTACTTGTCCTTTTGGTAGCCATTTCTCCATTGCGTGGCATCCAATTGGGTTTGGATAATACATTGTTTCAACAGAAAACTTCAGAGCAATTGGCTTGTCTGCTTTATTACCGCTCATGTTTAAACTATAATAAACGTCTTCGTTACCGTGCGCAACTTGATTGTAATGAAACCGCTGTATTGTTTCTAAGGTCTTCGCCTTATTTCTAATACTTAACCCTCCATTCCCGCCCAATCTTGGCATGGCTCTATTAGTCCAAGGCGCACCTATATAATCGTAATTCTCAAACATATCCAAACCTTTACGCAAAAGTAAGCTATCAGATTGAAATACTAAAACAGTTTCGTATGGTATTAAATTCCAAAAGTGATTAGATGTTAACAGTTGGTTGTACCGGTTCGCGTCAAGTTTATCAGAACCAACTACCATCCAATTAACTCCAATGACATCCTTTAGTTCGTTTTCTACAAAAGACTCGTTCTCGTATGAGTGGCAAACAGTTAAGCCCCATCCTTTGGGTAAAAAGTGCAGGTGATTTTTAACTATAAGACCGAAGTTTTCAATCTTTCTAGTCTCAACAATGACCGCGCCTTTCTTCGCGTTGGTCAGGACGGAATAAGGGCGGTCGATTGTCGGCTTGATCGCTTGTATGTATTCAGATGTGGTCATAGTTTGATTACGCCAATTCCGCACGTTTTACTTGCGATAAACTCCCAGTTTGTTTTACCTTGCTTTACCTCTTGCCATAACTTCATAATCCCCGGACACGCTGCGCTGTTAATGTCGTGGAATATTATTAATCCTCCTTTGTTGATATGCTTCAATGCGTTTTCGTAGTCGCGTTTAGCTCCTTCGTATGAGTGGTCGGCATCAATAAATATACAGTCGAAATTATCTTGGCACATCTTAAAATAATCGTCTGTTTTGTTGTTTGAGAATCTTAACTCTGCACTTATATCAATTGAATTTATGTAATCGACAATCTCCTTTTCATTCTGCCCGATACCTAAATTACGATACGCTAAGTTATCAACAGCTACCGCCGTTTCTAAAGACTCCTGCATAAAATAGCAAGCCGTAACAAACGAACCACCATTACCTATCCCCAACTCTAGGTATGTTTTAACATTGCTTTCTTTTAACAGCAAAAGAAGACTTGAGTATTCCTCTGGAACTTGCTGCAACTTCAAGCCTCCTGTTTTCTTAGCATGGAAGTAATCAGGGTTTGAGCTACCTGCCTCATGCCTTAGCCAGTCGGTCAACTGTACTATGCTGTAATTATAAACTTCTTTTGGTATCATAACACTTGTTTTATTATTTCTCTTTTATGCTTGCCGTATTTTCTTTTAATGATCATTTTCCCATCAACAAACTTTATGTCTTTTTTGTCAATGTAATAGATTGTCTTTATGCCACCATTCCCATCGTTGGCACATTTAGGCATTTCGTAATCAGGACATTTTGATATCATATCATTTCCATTAACTGTTTAACTCTATTTCTCCACAAATGGTTTGTGTGTACATGCTCAGCCCCTTGCCTTCCTATGTGTTTACGCTCAATGTCGTACTGTAACCAATAATCAACCTTACTTAGTAATTCCGGTATATCATTCCATACGTCCAAATGCTTCCCTACTTCAAATTCGAGCGCAATATCTTTATAATTATGCGATAAACAAAATACTCCAGTACCCATTAATCTAAACAACCGGTCTGAACTGTAACGCGAATAGTTGAAGTGTGATAGGTTAATTGCAATCTTAGCCCCCCTGTAAATCTTTGCCTCTTCCTCTTGGTTGTTTTCAGCGTGAAATCCTTTCCAGTTACCCCCAAACACCTTGAATCTTTTGCCGTATTTTCTTTGTAGCGAATCTACCATTTGATAGCGCAAACCAGACAACGGGAATCCCCCGTGATTGTTGCCCATAAACACTATTTCAGCTTCTTCTCTTACTTCACCTTCTGGCTTAAATATCTTTTCAGGGAATCCTATCTGTAAGTAATCGGCTCTGATACCTCGCGCCGTAGCTGTTTCAACATCATTCATATTTGTGAACAACGTCATGTGAATAACTTTGCCTATGTCGATGAACCACTGAGGTAATGGATGGCGAACGTCTCCAGTCCAGTTCACTACCTTGCATTTACTGGCTATGTAACGAGCCGTATCAACCCCAATTATTCCGGGTGTTTGTATCTGTAAGAACACTAAATCCGGCTTGTGGTTTTCGACTAACACCCTTAAATCAGAATTGAATGTACGGTTGCGCCCAGACCAATCCCAATAAACAACGTCCGAAACCTCCGCGAAAGCATCGCGTATGTCAAACTGCTGACCGAGTGCTACCTGAAGTACTTTCATGCGTGTTTATTGTATAAATATAAATAAACTTTAATATAGCATTGCCTACAATTAATGCTTAACATTCCGTGTTCTGTTTCCCTGTTATCTTCATTATACTCTGCAAAAGCCCTTAGCCAAGTTGGCTCTTTTGATATAATTGGGAATAAAGATATAGAAGATTTCATATAATCTAACTCATCCATTGTCATATCGTAGGCGTTAAAAGTTTATACGGTTGCGGTGCACGGTAGTTCGGGTTATATGACCTTACTCCTGACTTATGTAAGTGGTACGTCTTAATTGTTTTAGATGGGTTGATAACATTATACCCAGCTCTGTAAAACCTTTCAGCTATTGCGTTATCGCACCCGGGTATGCCCATATTGAAATTGCCCTGAACATTCTTTGGTTTGCCTTTAAATATCCAACAGTCCTGAGAATCCCAGCGGTTCAGGAAGTGAATAGAATCCTTTTCGACCTCCCAGCGTGTCAGCGCAAAGCATAGCGGTCTAGTATGCTGATAGTCGTGAATCTTTGCTATTGTTTCGTCAAAGTAAATATCTGAGTTAGCTATTATATTCCAGTCCTCATCACTACTGAATGATCGGATAGCCTCAAAGAATGTGTTATAGCTTGGTCGGGCTTTGTAAACTAACTCTGTTACCTTTTCGTTTTCAAGTAATGGTGATTCTATTGTCCCGTCCGTTAACGCGTAAACCTTATCAATCGCCTCACAGTTTATGTTCATGAGCAAAGCATCGTCCAACTCCTTCTGACGGATAGGTGACTTGTCGATGTAGTATGATATAAACAAGTTAATCATTTTTTCTTAAAATCTTTTAGCCATTCTATAAAGCACTCAATGACCTGCTTTGTGCTTGCCTTTGATTTTCTTCTTTTTCTCATACGTCTAATTTCTGCGGCAAATGACACACGTAATACTCCGGTGTCCGTATCTTTACCTTATTGTTATATCGCAATAGTTGTTGTACCAAATTACCGTCATCAGTACCGTATTGATTAGCTACTCCATTCCACTCAACAGCTAAACTCCTTTTGTGGCAAATGTTTGACGTACCGTTTTGAAATCGTTGGTTAATAAGTATGTGTCTTTCAATTAACCTGCCTGTCTTATCAAGTATCTTATCGTTAAACCAAACCCAATCCGGATGCCGGTGTTCAATAAGTTCATGGTTAATGATGCTTAAATGATTCTCGCCCCATTTATCGTCAGCGTCCAAGTAAACAATATACTCGCCCTTAGATCGCTTAATCCCTTCTTGCCTTGGTTTGCCTGACCATAACTTCTGCTTTTGTATAAGAACGCAATCAACTTTTAAATTGTCTTTGTAGAACCTTTCTATCAGTTCGTAGGTCTTTTCGCAACCGTCAGCTACTACCATTATTTCGTAGTCATCAAACGTGCCAGCTATAACTGAATCAACAGCACGTATTAACTTCTTTTCCCTATCCTTTGCCGCGTATTGATATTCACCCAAAAATGAGGGGATAATTACCGAAAACCTCATTTCTTAAACATCAGATTTTTAACAACCCTACTCCACCATGATTTAGTAACCTCTAGTCCAAGTATTAATTGAACCTTATTAATCATTTTCAAGTCCTTTGAAAGCATCTTTATAGTGTCCGGACTTGGTGGGCTTATCTTATGTTTTCTGTGCTTAAAGCAGTAATCCAACCAAACCTTATTCCACTTCTTTAGCACCTCGGCTTTCTCTTTTTTGCTTTTACCGTCACACTCGTAGACGTATGAAAAGAATATACGGTTCGCCTCTTTTCCGTGGGTGTCCATTGATCTTCGAATGTGTCTTTGTTTTATCACGTCTTTGCCTTTATTGTGAACTTGGTGGTGTCTGTAATAGTTTTAACCGAAACCTCGCCCGTCATCTCGGTTCGCGCTAGTTTAGGTCTAACAAACTCCTGTAATGAGTTCCAAAGTTTAATGCGCTCTGTTTCCCCTATTGCTTTTATATCAGCTTCAAGTGTTTCCTCAAGCAACCCTAAAACAAATTCAATTCGCTCCTTGTGGTCTTTGGTTATTTTGTTAATAGTCCCCTTTTTCCTTCCGCCTGTTTTTATTCCTTTAGCCATTATCTATATTGCTCTACTTTAGATGGTTAGCTTTTCGCTTCTGTTCTCTCAACCTCTAAGTACTCCGCTGTCATTCTTTGGTACTCCTGAATAGCCGACTTCGCGTTAAATGTCTCAGGGGTTAATCTGTGGTGTTTCATAAAATTTACAGCACAATGGTCTAGTGTTGCGTTTGGTATGTTAAACCTTAGAGCGTTCATGTAGCCGAAGAAAACAAGTTTAATGTTTTCGCGTGTGTAAAATTTCTTAATATCCAAGTACATGACACAAATTTACTACAATTTGTATTTACTGTATATGTATATATACAATTGATTTAATAAACCTTAAATACAAACTCGTTGTCTACTCCGTGTTCTGTTGTATTTGGTTTAATTGTGTCGGCTGAAAAGTGGATAGTTTGTCCACCCACTTCGACCTTCAGGCTTTCCCATATTATATTGCCGTCTTTCATATCTTTTGTTGAGTCTGAGCCGTTTTTAGACGCTGTTGTATAAATCCACCATTCACCGGGATATGAGTTGAACTCATAAACAATCTCTGTTGAGTCTGATTTTCCGGCAAAGTTCATTCGCTTATGGATAGTGCTTCCCACCTGTATGCTAACGTATGGATATTTATAGTTAGAATTGATTGTAACCTTTACTTTGCCAGACTTATGCTGCCCTGAATAGTCGGTTATTGGTTCTGAAGATTGTTTTTTACATGCTAATAAGCCAAGTAAGACTATTAACAAAAGTGCTGTTTTTTTCATGTTAGTTGTTTTGGTTAACTTCAAGGTTTTTTATTCGCTCCTCTTTAAGTTCGGGTAGTATTTCAAGAATATCAATACCGGCTTCAACCTTTTTAAATAGGGCTTGTATGTCTATTTCTATGGTTTGCAGTGCGTTACCAAGTATGGTATTTGCTATGTCTCCTCGGTTCTTTTTTAATTCATCTTGAAACACCTGTTCAATTATTAGCTTGCATTTTTTTACGTCAGTCATTTGTTTTGGGTTATATTAATTTAATTTGTTAAATATGTTTAATCTTGAACGCAGCCAGCCCGACAAAGGTTGTCTATATCAACCTTGCCCTTTGCATTTCCTACTTTTACAAATTCATACCCAACAGAAGATATACACCTCCATACACCTTCTTTTGTTATCTTATTCATCGCCCCGTGCTTTTTGCAGTGCGGGGTTGGGCTGCACTCGTTAGTACTTTTAACTTCAACTAAGCTAAAGTCTGCTAAATCTAATGGTTTTATTTGCATATTATTTAATGTTATTAATTTGTTAAATATAATCAACTAAAGCATATAGTTAATTCTTAAGGCATCTTTGCCGTAGCTGTCTCCTATCTGAATTAGCGACTCGATAAGTTTCTTTGAGTGTATTACGCTGCATCGGTGAAAACCTCCTGTTAAAGTCCCAATCTCTGCATCTGTTAACTCAGGGTTCTTTTTAGCTATCAAGTATTGCGCTGTCTGACGGCATTTTACGTACTTCATTTTACGAGTTCTGCTTTTAACCTTTTCGGGTTCTAAGTTAAAATATTTACACGAGGCTATAAATATCCTTTCGGGGTCTGTTGATTTGGCTATCTGATTAATGTTAATCAGTCCGGGTATTGCAAAGTAGTTCATCATGGTTTTTAGTTTTTATGTTTAATTGATACTCTTTTTAGTTGCTCGAATTTATATTCAACATATTCCATAACATCCATTGTTTTATTGTATCGTTTTATAAATCTATTAGCCTGATTATCAATACCAAACTTTAGATATAGTTTATCAAATTGTCTATAAAATATTTGAAATTGTGTTGATACTGGTGTTTTTTCTATAATTTCTTCTACTTTTTGTTCTTTTTTTTCAGCTAAAACAGTCTTAATTCCATCTAAAACTACTGGACTAATATCAGGAACTTTAATTTTATGCTTACTAGCCTCATCTACTCTATGCTGTATTATCTCGTTTTGCCTTTCAATTTCATAAGAAGCAACCCACCCAAGTATAACACTAGAATCTAATCTGTCAAAAATAGCCCCATATCTTTGCGCCCTTGCACGATTAAAGGCTAGTTGGATGTCGGCTACCTTTAAGTGACTAAAGTCCGTTATAATCAACCTAGACGCGTCTAGTGCCTGTTCTGCTGTCATGGTCTTACCAACATTAAGCATCCTGACAGTATCTGCAACAAGCATTGTAATTAAACCTACCACTACTGGATAGCTTTGTTTTGTTACAATTGAAGATAGTGTTGGCTTTTCTTTAGCTAAAGCTATCTGTGACGGGGTCATTGTCCGAGCCATTTCTAAAGATTTGGCTAAGGCTTTTTGATAGGCTGTCGATTTCAGAAGTTCTTTGACTTCTCTCACTTGCATTATTTCCATTGTTTTTAGTTTTTAGTTCAAATATTCCCTGCCATCCGTTTGCTATTGATTGCTCTAAGATAGCTATTGCAGTTGATTCGCTCCCATTTGAAAGTAATAATAGCTTTTTTTTAAAAGATTCTTTAGACGCTTCAATAATAGGTTTTTTTAATTGTTTCCTAAAATCGTAAAATTGACGCAGTTTTTTTTGAAATTCACTTTCTATTATATTTATATCTTTATTTTCATTTTCATTTTCCATATGCTTAGCATATGCTTCTACTCTTTTTTTAGGTTGTTTTTTATTACTTTTTGTATGTAAAGCATTGATTCTCCGTGACTCAGAAAAAGCCTTTCTTTTAATAATCTCCTGCTCAAGTCGAGCGTTTTTATAAAAAATACCGTCTTTTGCAAACTTTGTGCTAACAACTTGCCAAACACTTGCTGAGCATATGCTTAGCACTTGCTTAGCTTGTGCTTCTGTAAAAGCACCGTTATTAAACTGAAATACTAATAATTCAAAATATGCACCCTTTTGCTCAAAGGTCATACCCATTGTACCTCCTAACCAATCACCAGGATAAAATAAAAATGCAGGGTCTTTTGCCATGTTACAAAGCACGTACTAAGGAAGTCCCGACCAAACAGCGATGAGAGGAAACGGGACTAACCTTGTACGATTATCTTAAAATGTTTATAGTTGATTTCATTTCGCTGTTTGGTATTTAATAGAACAAATATATGAAATTATTCTATACAAAAAATAATATTAGCTGTTTTTTATTAACAAAATATTGTTAGTAAGTTTATGCTGCTTTTAACCGTCTAAGGTAATTATCTTGTACTAACACACACTGAAGCGGAGTTTTTATCTTACTTATGTGGTTGTGGCTGATATGAGAATATATTTGAGTCGTTTTAATATTGCCGTGTCCGAGTAGCTTTTGTATTATTGACAGGTCGATACCACCCTCATGTAGATGTGTTGCGTAACAATGCCTAATGAGGTGTGGGTAAACCCTTTTGTTGATTCCGGCTAACTGCGAATACTTTTGAATGAACTGCGCTATACTTCGCTCTGAATATTGCGGGTCGTTTTGACCGTTAAATAAGAAAAGCTGTGGTCTGTATTGCCTGAAATATAAACGTAGCAACTGAAGTAAGGTTGGGTCTAGTGATACCTGTCTATCTTTCCCACCCTTTGCATCAATAATATTAATAACCATACGTGAACTATCAATATCTTGTATACGCAAGTTTATAACCTCACCAACCCTAATTCCAGTTGAGTACATTAAACAAAGAATTGTTTTGTGTTTCAAGTTTGATGCGCAGTGGATAATACGCCCCATTTCTTCTACCGACAAAACAATGGGAAGTTTTTGCTTTTTCTTACAATATTGAATGTATCTAAATTTATTTGGCTGTTTTGCTACATAATAATAAAGCCTTTTGATTGCAGAATGGTAGCCTCTTTGAGTATTATGTTCTTCAAATGAATATAAAAATTCTTTAATATCATACTCAGATATGTGCTTTAAACTATCTCTTTCCTTAAATCTTGAAAGAAACAAAGTAGCACACGATACATAATTTTTAATTGAGTTATCTCTATACCTTCTACCTCTTAACTCAAACTCAAACTTTTCGATTAACTTTGATATTTCCATAGATTAAAGTATTAATAGTTAATTAATTAGACTAATTGCATTACATATTTTATGTTACCTGCAAGTGCTACATTTCGTTTCCAAAGAGAGTTCCTGCTTGTAATTCTTTTTCTTTTCTTTTTTCTCCCACCTTTTCTAAAATGGTATTTTCTTTTTCTTTGTCAATTTCTGAAATAATGCAATCAATATCATTCTGCTTACATACTTTCATAGTCGTTCCGCTTCCTCCAAATGGGTCATAAACTACATTCGGTTTATTGGGTATTGCATCAAGTATGTTTTGAACTATTCCATCAGGCATTACTGCAATGTGGTTTTGGTCTTTTCTTTGGTGTGTCGGAACTAATCTCCATACATCAGATAAGGAATTTTTATTAAGCAATTTTACTTTTGGCTTTTTAGTTAGCCAATAAATTCTTTCTGAAAATGGGAAGAAGCGTATTTTATCACAATTTGCACTTTTACCCATATCCCAAGTAATCTCTTGCTTAATTACAAAATCAGTTTTTAAAAGCCATTCCATCGGGTGTATTGCTTTACCATCTTTAATTCTTACTTTGTGGTTGTAAAACATACTACCATTTTCAGAAAGCACTCTGTAACATTCGTTCAATACTTCAATTTGCCATTTTTGATAATCAGGTTCTTTCATATCATTATTTGCATAACTTCCAAATTGTAATCGGTTACTGTGCATTTTGCCTATATTATAAGGCGGTGAAGTAATAATCAAATCAATACTATTATCTTCAAATCGTTTAAGCGTTTCTTCGCAAGGTTCTATATAAATCATATTTTTAATTTTTCAAATTAATATTTGCCATCGCACAAAAAAGAAAAGAAAAAGTGTTTGCGTTCCAAATCAAGTTCTGTGGTAATAATCCGCACCAGCAGGTAACAGCGTATATAAGAAATGGCACATCGGCATTAGTGCTAAATTTCAACATTATGAAAGTGCCACTTCTCATATACGCAAAACGTTAGTGGCAATTTAAAAACAAAGCCACCGCACAGTTTACTCTTTAATAACTACCTGTCCAACATTTCTAAACATTCCTACATATACATCATACTTATTCGGTTCATCTGTTTCCGATAGTTCAATGCTTTTACTCATCAAATGTTTAGAAAGTTCTCTCCACATTGCTTTTTCGTTCTTTACAACAATAGTTTTGTTAATGTTGTTTCTGCCTAAGTTAATCAGTTGTAATTCCATCGCTTTTTGTTTTTAAACAGACCACTAACAAATGCTTGTTGCAAGTGGCAGTCTGTGGTTTATATTAAGTTAATTGTTTCAAATAATCTTAGTCGGTTAATGAACATTCGTGCTTTTAATGCCACCTGACAACAAGCATCGGCACGTTAGGTGCAATGCCGTGAACATCTCCGTCAGAACATTCGCAGTTGACTATTCCAGTCATTAAAACGCTTTTCTTGTTTCTCATAATATTCTTTGTCAATTTCAAATCCTATAAATTGTTTACCCGCCTTTGCTGCTGCTATTCTTGAACTTCCGCTTCCTACATGGGTATCTAAAATCAAATTTGCCTCC